TAAGAAAACCATACGATTATTCCAAACACACATATCAACTATGACTGGAACCTCACTATTTCTAAAAAATACCCAACCTTGATCGATAAAAGTATTATCAGTAGAATCACCCCAAACAAGTTTCTTAACTACACTTGTTTCGCTGTATCCAGTTAGTATTGTTTTGTATTGGTAGTTCTCTACTCTTTTGTTTCTTTCAGTTGTAAAGATTGTAGGATTGTAATAATGAATACCTAAATCAGCATTACCAAAATAAACTTTATCGTAATACTGAACGAAGAAACAAGAAGGTAGTTTTGTAAATGGTTGTTGTATGTCGTTTGTTTGTAAAGGATTAACTATTGTTTCTTTAATAACTTGATAGTTCTTAAACGGATAATAAGAAGATTCTAATGCTCCGTGTTGATTACCAACATTTACACTTGCTCCAATAAGGGTTGCTGGATCTGGGTTAAAAGGATAGTCAGCAATCTCTCTTAATGTTTGTGTTTCAGTTGTCTTTCTAAATAGTGGTTCTTCTAAAAATGTATTTGTTGTCTTATCGTGTATGATTGCTGTGTAAAAGATTGTTTCCAATCCTAATGTTGTTTCTTGTTGTATCGCCCATTCAGGGTAAATCATAGCAACTTGGGAGGTATTACCTTGACCTTTTACAATAATGATTTCTTGTTGGTGTCCGAAATCTGTAATAAAAGAATATGTCCCACAGATTTCTAAAAATCCTAAATCAACTGGACCTTTTCCTGTTAATGGTGTTGGTCCAAATGGAGTAGGTATTTCTTCTGGGGCGGTTCCCTTAACTAACATTTGTGTATCAAATACACCCATAACACCAAAACCTAATCTTGTCTCCCAAGCATTTTGGTAATGGTTTAAGTTCTGTATCCAACCAACTCCGTTGGTTAAATCAGCAGTATTCATACCACCAGTCATTACTGGTATTGTTTGTTTCTTATCAACAACCGCCATTATGAATCTCCTTAATAAGTTCCAACTGCTCTACGATACTCATTACCTACATAATGGACTGACTGGAATGCTTGTCCTTGACTGAAATAATCTTTAAGGTCTTGTTGTCTAATAGCGAGTTGTTGTTCTGCGGCTACATTTAAAGCAACATCTTTAATCGCATACTGCTTATACATTAGCAAAGCAATAAGATCGTGTAGTTCGTCAAACTCGTCTATGGTTTCTTGGTCGCCTGTATTTATCTTTGTAAAATCTATGTTTGGATAAAACACATAAGATAAACGAATAGTTTGAGCGGCGGAGGTATTCCAGTTATTAGAGAAGATTAACTTTTTATCTTGTAGAGAATAGACAATCTTACCAGTCATAGAAAGTTCTGTTGGATCTTGGGCTGAATCATACGAGTAAAGGTATGTAACATCTGCTCCACTTATTGTAACACTGGAAACATCATTTAACCTTACCAACCTTCTATTGTTATTCGCATAAGTTGTAGAGTTAGGAAGCATCAAGTTATTTGGAGCAGTAGTTAAATCTGTTGTTTGAGCGGGATTTGTAATGTCCCAGAATGTTAAGTATGCTTTATCATAAGTATCCGTAATCATACGATGGTATTTAGAATAAGCAACTTTAAGTAATGGTATGATCGCAGAGTCAGGTAAAAATGTTTTATCTGGTTCGTCTGCTATTAATCTAAAATATGAAACAACCTCATCTAAATACATTAGACCTTACCTCCCATTCTCATTGGTGTTAGAGATTCACCCGCTTCTGTTTGTTCCCCAGAAATAGCATTAAGAGCATTTTGTTTTTCTGCTCTATTCATTAGATTACCCAATAGTTCTTCTCTTGCTGAATCGCTTTCTAAACTTGCGAGTTGTTCTTTGTTTTGTCCTATTACTGGATTTGCTACTTGTTCCATAATACTTAAATGTTCTGGGATTGCTGTTGGATCTTGTAGAGCAACCGCATTTTTCTTAATAGCAATCAAAATGTTTTTGTAAAGATCGCTAATGTAGTTTCTTGTTTCGTCAGGTAGATTGTAATAATCTTCGTCATTAGAAATGAAATCTTTAAATACTTTTTGGAATGTTGATAAGTCGTCGTCAATAAAGATCTCAACTTTACCACCTCTTTTAACTGCTTCCAAAATCTTTAATGCATGAGCGGAGTTAGACATTTTCTCTAATATGTCTTTATTAGCGGCTCTGGTAGATAGTTGTTCTCTTGCTTCCTGTGGAGACAATAAACCAAGTTGTAGCATTTGCATAATCTTTGCTTCTTTGTCTTGTATCTCACTTTGGAATAGAGTTCCTGCTTCGATAAATACCTCTGGGTCTTCTACCAAATCAGTTTGGGACAACTCTCTAAATACGATTCGTCCAGTAGCATCCAACATTCTCATAAGTTTTGGTTCTGTGTAAAATGCTTTCATAAGTATTAGAATGTTTTTTGCTAATACTCTTGTTGCTTTCTCTATGTTGTTTTGAGTTAGTTGTAGTTGTGAAGAATCCAAAGCAGATAAGTTTTCGATTGCTTTACCAGAAGAAATACCTATTGCTCTTTTACCTAATGATACAGAATGAACCCCTGATATATCCATCATTTCGTTCTGTAATGCCATAGCAGATTCCATAACATACGGAGGCATAGAAGGCATAGGAGCAACTTGTGGAACACCACCACCGGGATTATAATAAACTTTTTCACCGGGTCTATCTGTAATGCTGTTATTGGAAACACCAGAGGTTTTAGGAATCAACCATTTTGGATTCGCCATTAACTCTGTGTTTTTGATTATTTGATTTCTTGTTCTATTGTATTGTGTTTGTAGGTCAATAAGAGGAGCAATCATACTCCAACCCCACAATACAGAAGGTAGATTTGTGTATTTAATGTGTTGGATTGGTTCATAACCAGAGAGAATCTCTCCCTTATAAACCCATTGTCTATCAATACAAATACCTTGCATACCATCTTTGGTAAAGAAATCGTAGATCTCTATTGTATCTTTTGGTAAAGGTTCTCCACTTGCTATTGCTGAATAAGAACGACTTGCTTGTGGGGCTTGATCGATTTGTTTAGCAAACTCTGGGTATGCTTTCTTTGCTGATTGTCTATTAACATAAGACCTAACAGCAACCCAAGAGGACTCTTCTTCACTTACAGAATACTCTTCATAGAAAATGTCGTATGGACTTACAACTCTTACAACAACATCTTCTTTATCTGGGTCATAATAAGAATAAAGACCGCAGTTTCCAGTCGTAACTAACCATTCTGCTACTTGCTGAAACTTGCTTGATAGGTCTTGTTCCGCCCAAATGTATCTTAAAGCAAGTTCGCTTGCTTGGGCTTTAACTATGTCTTCTTGGGAAGGAGAAGCAGGATAAACTGCGATTGCTGGATATGCTACTGATAAACGAGAAACAACATTTCTGTAAAGATTAATCAATAGATTAAATACGATTTCTCTTTGTTCTGGGACAACATACCTCTTATCTCTAAATGAATAGATAAGATTTTGTCTTCCCATCGTGTAAGCAACACAAATGTCCCAGAGTTGTTGCCAAGATGACTTTTCATTCTGGGACTGGTCTATTGCCGATTTAGGATTCTCGGGTAATAGCATTATTTATCTCCTTATTTTTAGACCGCTCCAACAGGAATACTGGAAGCAACAGAAGGGGCGGCGGACATAACACTTGCTCCACCACCTTTTAAGAACTCTTCGTATGCTCCTTGCATATTTGGATTTGCTTTGAGGAACTCGTCTATTTGATCTTTATTCATCTTGGAAAAATCAGGTGATTCTTTACCACCACCAAATGATTTAATCGCTTTCATAATAGAATCACCAGATTTACCTGAAAGGACACTACCAAGACCTCCCCCGCTTCCACCAGAACCACCACCTTTGGTTCCCATCTCTCCTATGGACGAACCAAGATTGTATCCTTGTAAAATAAGTTGTGGATTTCCAGTAGCAACCGCTCCTATTGTTCCTGCGACTGCTCCTATTGCTCCACCTAAACCTTTATTCTTTGCGAGTTTTCTTTGTCTTGCGGCTTCTTGTAATGCTTTAATGTCTGTTTGGGAGACATTTGGGACAAACTCTTCTTCTGTTTGTAGTTCTTCTTCTTCCATTAA